ACGAACCAACCGAAGCCACACGCCAAACCGTGCAGCTGCATACGATGGTAGGCACAATTCAGCCAGACATTGCCCGCGTGTTAGACATTGACGAAAAGACCCTGCGCAAATATTACCGGGATGAGCTGGACTTGGCTAAGTCTAAAGCCAACGCCACTATAGGCGGGGCGCTTTTCAACAAGGCAAAGACCGGCGACACTGCGGCCATGATATTCTGGATGAAGACACAGGCGGGATGGAGGGAGCGCACTGATCTTAACCATATGTCAGAAGACGGCAGTATGACGCCAACCTTTTCCGGCATGTACGGCAAACCAGACCCCGACGCATAGCGTGGCCAGCCTCAATCCCAATTTGCAAGGTTTCTGGTTTGACGGCGATCCCTGCCCTGAAAACTTTATCAAGGTGCGCAACCGCGTTCTATACGGTGGGCGATCTAGCTCAAAGTCATGGGAATTTGCGGGCATGGCTCAGTCAATCGGGGCGCAATACAAAACCCGGTTTTTGTGCGTCCGAAGATTCCAGAGCAAGATAAAGGATTCTGTCTATACGCTCATCAATGCGCAGATAAACAACTTTGGCACGCCTGGCTATACCTCACTGATAAATGAGATCCGCCACAGCAACGGAACTGACTTTGCATTCTTTGGCATTGAGCGCAACACCGATGAGATAAAGTCCTTTGAGGGCGCTGATGTGCTTTGGATCGAGGAAGCGCACAACCTCACAAAAGATCAGTGGACTATTCTTGAGCCAACCATACGAAAGCAGGGCTCAGAGATCTGGGTTAGCTTTAACCCGAAGCTGGTAACGGATTTTATCTATCAGCGTTTTATCGTTAACCCGCCGCCGAACACCCGCGTTCGATTAATAAATTACCCTCAAAATCCTTTTATTTCTGACACAATAGCGTCAGTGATTGAGGCGATGAAAGAAGAGGATTACGAAGAGTACGAGCACACATACCTGGGCGTCCCGTTAACCGATGATGACGCCAGCGTAATCAAACGCTCATGGCTTGAGGCCGCAGTGGACGCCGATATAAAGCTAGAGCTAGACCTGTACGGCGCTCGTTCGGTTGGTTATGACGTGGCAGACAGCGGCTCAGATAAGAACGCTACGGCGGGCTTTAACGGCTCAGTGTGCATAGACATAGACGAATGGAAAGCGCCAGAAGATGAGCTTAACCAATCCACCAAGCGGGCATGGGCGAAGGTAGCGGGCGGGCGATTGATTTACGATTCAATAGGCGTAGGCGCTCACGTAGGTTCTACTTTGAAGGCGATGGATGTAAAAACCGGCTACTGTAAATTCAATGCAGGCGGCGCTGTTATCAATCAAAATTACGTATACGCTCCAGGCATAAAGAACGGCGAGAAGTTCGAGAACCTCAAGGCGCAAGCATGGCAGGATGTGGCGGACCGGCTGTGCAATACGTACAATGCCGTTATGAAAGGCATGACGTACAAGCCAAGCGACCTAATATCATTAAGGGGCGATCTGGCACACTTGCATCGGCTTATGGCAGAGCTTGCCACGCCACGTAAAAGTTACAGTAAGCGCGGGCTTGATATGCTGGAAACAAAAGACCAGCTAGCAAAGCGCGGCATAAAGTCGCCCAACCTTGCCGATGCGTTTATTATGGGCGCTTGCCCACACTTAATCAGCGGTGCGGCGCCGGGCTTCCTAGACCTAGACTGGTAGCCACCCCCACCAAGGCGCTATAATCCCGCAAGCAATCAACACAGAGGCAGCCATGTTCTGGAACCGAAAGAAGACCGAGCCGGCACCGAAGACCAAAGCGCCCGCCGATATCTACAGCATGATGAATGGGATGGGCGCGGACTCTGCGGACATGCTGCGGATGTACATTGACGAGAATGCCGTACCGATGGAAGCCCCGCACGTTGAAGGGCACGCCATGGACAGCGCGGACTCCGTGCATTCATCATCGATTAATTACGGCACTGTAAACCCCGTCATCTTCGCGCACTACGTTTCCACTGGGCAGTTCATCGGCTACCCTGCCATGGCCGTCATGGCTCAACACTGGTTGATCCGCAAGGGCTGTGAGTCCAAGCCCCGAGATGCTGTGCGCAAGTGGTATGACATAGCGGCTGACGGCGGTGAGCTTACGCCCGGCCAGATTAAGGCGATTGAAAAGCTGGATCGAAAGTTCAGCCTGAAAAACAACATTATTGAAGGCGTCACGCTTAACAACATTTTCGGCATCCGGCACATCCTGTTTAAGCACACCAACCCGGACTTTGATTATTCCAGACCATTCAACCCCGACGAGTTCCGAAATGGCGGCTATGCCGGAATTTCGCAGATAGACCCGCTTCGGTTAACGCCCGAGCTGAAAAACGACGACATCATGGACCCGATCTCCATCACGTACATGGAGCCTACCTGGTGGCTGGTTAATGGTAAGAGGATTCACAAGAGCCATATGGTAGTGCTGACCGGCGACATGGTGCCGGACCTGCTAAAGCCTACCTATCGCTACGGCGGCGTGAGCATGGTGCAGAAAGCATTCGAGCGCGTGTACGCAGCCGAGCGCACTGCGAATGAGGCGCCACAGCTTGCGATGACCAAGAGACTGGTCTGGAGAAAGGCGGATCTCGACCAAATGGCCGCCAAGCCCGAGAAGTTCGGCCGCGCTATGCAGAAGTTGGTGGAGTTTCGGAATAACTACGGCGTTCAGTTGCTGGGCAAGGAAGAGGAAATGGGTCAGCTAGACACGTCCCTAACAGACCTTGACGCCGTGATCATGGGACAGTATCAGCTTGTATGCTCAATCTTTGCAGAGCCTGCCAGCAAGCTTATGGGCACGGGCAGCCAGGGGTTTAGCACCGGTGACGCGGATATCGATTACCGGATAGAGTCTCTTGAAGAGCTTCAGGCTAACGAGATGACTGATATTGTAGATGCCCATTATCGCCGGCTGATACCTTCTTATGCGGCTGACCTGCAGATGAAGCCGGACGCCAGCATTTATCCTGAGTGGTTGCCACTCCGTGTAATGAGTGACGGGGACGTGGCTGACATCAATCTTAAGAACCGCCAAGCTGATCAGCTGTTGTTCCAGATGCAAGCCATAGACAACTTTGAAGTCCGCCAGCGTTTGATTGATGACCCGAACAGCGGATTTAATGCGCTTGAGATGCCCGCCGAAGAAGAGGATGACGATGGCGAAGAAACGGGAAGTGAAGCTAACGCGCCAGAAGTATGACTGGGCCAAAAACCGGGACACGAACTTGGTAGGCGAGCCCTTACGCGTTAACGAGATTTATGCAAACCGCAAGGCCGAGGTCGCTATGCGCGAGGTGCGCCGTATGCACCTGGACGTTAGCAAACAGGTGAAGGCTCTGTTTCACACACCTTTAGCTAAAGAGACTATTCAAGATGTGGCCATGGACGCATCTATCACCAGCCAAGCTCGCATCCTTACAAACCGCCTAATGCGCGAGTGGGGCCAGAAATTTAACCTGTTTGCGAAAGAGTTTAGCGACAGTTTGTTCGATGAAATATCAGGCCAGACCGGCGAGGACATGCGGCGCTCAATGGAGAAGATGACCGGCAGCGCAACCATCAACTCTACGTCAATCACCAGCGCGACAAAGGACGTTATTGCCGCCGGCACTCAGCAGTCCACCAGCTTGATCAAGTCAATAAGCGGCGAGTACATGGGAGAAGTACAAGAGGCATTGATGCGGTCCATAGCGTCGCCAAAGGGCAACTTCACGGACACCATGAAAGCCATTGATGAGATGCTGCAAGGCCGGTTTAAGCGCTACAAGAACAAGGCCAAGAATGTCACTCTTGATCAGACGCGGAAAGCTTACAGCACAATCACTGACAGCCGCATGAGATCGGTTGGCATAGCACAATACACTTGGCGGCACGCTGGCGGGTCACAGGAGCCGAGGCAGTATCACAAGAATGTGCTTAATGGGCAGGTATTCGACCTTGATGACCCCCCTATAATTGACCAGTCAACCGGTGAGCGGGGGCAGCCAGGTACGGCCATAAATTGTAAATGCTTCAAAGTTCCATTGGTCACTTTTGGAAACCCGAATAAATAAGCGTATTATTATCACATCATTACTGTTGGAGGCATCATGGATAACCAGCATAGAAAAATTAAAGGCTACCGAGATCTCAGTCAGACCGAGATTGATGACATGAATCAGATTAAAGAAAAGGCGGCCGAAGTTGGCGATCTGATCGCGGCGCTGGAAGAGAGCCCTGAAATTGATAAACGCTGGCTGGCGATTGCCAAAACCGATTTACAAAAAGGGTTTATGGCCCTGATTAGATCAATTGCTAAGCCAGGCTTCTTTTGATGCCGAAATACATTGAAGATCAAAACGGGTACGTTACGTTCCCCGACACGCCACTAAGCAAACCGGGCGTGTTCCCGTACCTTGGCCGAGAGATAGGGCCAGAGCTTGAGCCTGACCGCATCTATAACGTGTATCGGCCTGAGTCTGAGCTGAACAGTGCCGAGACTATTGAATCGTTTAAGCTATCCCCCTGGTTCCCGCGCCACGAGATGGCAGGCGACGAGTTCACATCTGCCGAAGAGATCGGCGTACAGGGAACCACAGGACAGGACGTTCGGTATATTGACGGCCTGGGCTTGGTCGCCACAGTAAAGACATTCGGCACTCGATTAAAAGCGGCGATCCGCTCAGGTATGCGCGAGCTATCATGCGGGTTTCGGTGCAGCTGGGACGTTGTTAGCGGTACAACCCCGGATGGTGTAAAATACGATGTGATTCAGCGAAACATTCGCGGCAACCACCTTGCGAGCGTTGAAGAAGGCAGAATGGGGGCCGGCGTTTCGGTCGCGATGGACAGGGCGTGTATTGCGCTCGACAAACTTAACGATGGTGAAACTATGGAACTCGACGAAATGCTGGCGAAAGTACGCGACGCTGAACCTGCCAAGGAAGAGCTGCGCAAACTTTTTGACGAAATCAAGGCCATGCTTGGCGATCATGTTGATGACATGGTAGAAAATGAGCCGGGCGAAGACAGCTACGATGAAGACATGGACGCAAACGCCATGGACATGGATGACGACAAGGCCATGGATATGGACAAAGACGATGCAGCCATGGACGAAGACGACGACAAGCCCAAGGCCGCTATGGATGCAATGGCCAAGACCATCAAGCGGCTAGAGGTGCAGATCAAAACTCTGTCCGGAAAGGCGCTTGACGCGGCTACCATTGAGCGCCACATCAACGACAAGAACAGCCTGCTTAAAGACCTTGAGCCGGTTGTTGGCAAGATCGACGGCACCGGCTTAGACGCTGCCGGCGTTGCTAAGAAAGCGGCCGCAGTGCTGGGCATTGCTTGCGACTCCGGTTCAGCACTGGCGTCCGTGCGCGGTTACCTGCACGCACACAGCAAGCCGGCCAGCACGATCGACCGAGGCACGGCACAAGACTCCGCAGCATCAATTGCTGTACTAAAAACACTTGACGAGGCGGGGCTTTAACATGGGCCAGAAATCAGTAGTCAATATGAAACTCTCTAACGGCTTGCCGGGTGAGTTTTATTCCACCGAGCCACAGGGTTCCCGCTCTCTCATCCTGGTGTCTGCTAACGCTGATCTTAACAAGATCGGCGTAGTGGCGACCTACGTTGCCGGGGAAGACGATCAGGCCGGCATTGCAGCCTCCACTCGGTTTGCCGGCATTATCGGATTTCCGAAGACTTTGGTGCGCCCCACTCTGGAAAACGTAAGCACTATTGACAACGGCGTTGTTGCTGAGCTGATCAACCGGGGCTACGTGTTTGTGACTCTGGCAGCGGTTGCAGCCAAGGGTGATTTTGTTTACTACTCAAACACCACGGGCGTCATCTCAACTGTTGCGCCTACCGCTGTACCACCTGCAGGCGCCACACGCTTACCCGGTGGTACTGTCGAAATCTTCAACGTGACCGTTGCCGGCAGCGCTGTGATCTATCTTGATCACGCGGGCGACAAGTCCGACTCAACCGGCGTATAAAGGAGCGCATAGATTATGAGCAAGATTCACCACGTAACTAAAATTCGCGCTTCCGGCAAAATGGGCGGCGTCGCGTTTGACGGCGATCAGATCAAGGCGTTGGCAGGCAGTCAAGTGGCCATGCGCCGCTTGGGCATCGGCATGGACGCGGGATTTGCCCGTAACGCCCTGTCTGTTGCGATGGATGCCGGGCTGACTCAGCCGGTGACCACTGCGAGCGGCGGCGTCCCGGTCCAGTTCCTGCAAAACTTCCTTCAGGGCGTTGTCCACATCCTGACCACAGCTCGACGCGGTGACGTGTTGGCTCAGGTCATGACCGTTGGCGATTGGTCTGACGAAGAGATTGTCCTGACCATCCTTGAGCACTTGGGCCAGCCTGAGCTGTACAAGGACCACGGCGACATCCCAATCGCGGCGTGGAATGCCACGTACGAGCGCCGGACCATCGTGCGCTTTGAGCTTGGCGCAGAGATGACCAAGTTGGACGAAGACCGCAGCGCAAAAGCGGGCCTTAGTTCCATGGACGAAAAGCGGGCAGCGGTTGCGCTGGCGTTTGAGATCCTGCGAAATGAAATTTTCTTCTACGGCTTCAATAACGGCGTGAACCGTACCTTTGGCTTCCTGAACGATCCCAACCTGCCGGCCTTCGTGACCCTGGCGAACGGCGCCAGTGGTGACACAACATGGGCAAGCAAGACCGCTGCCGAGCGTATTGCTGACATCGTGACCGCGGTGTCAACCCTGCGCACCCAGTCGGGCAGCCAGGTAGACCCCGAGGCCATGCAGCTGAAGTTCGCTATTGCCGCGAGTGTGAAAGACCTGATGAACGAGTCAGACTCTTCATTCACTAACGGCATGACCGTCAACGAGTGGCTGAGCAAGAACTACCCAAATATCACTGTTGAAGCCATACCGGAATTCGACGGTGCTGACGGTGGTGAAAACGTTTACTACCTCTATCCTGAAACCGTAGACGGCAGCGGGACGGACGGCGGTGAGACTGTGATCCAAGCTGTGCCAAGCAAGATGACTGCACTGAATACCGTGCAGACTATGCGCGGCGTCAGTGAGGGCTACACCAGCGCAACAGCAGGCTGTTTTGTGAAGCGCGGATATGCTGTGTACCGTGCAAGCGGGGCGTAAGACAACCAAGGCGGGGTAACACCCGCCTACTCTTTCAAAGGTGCAAGCAATGCCAGCTATTTATTCAACACTGTCAAATGATCGTTCATTCCCGCGCTACAACGCGCCGAAGCCTGGCGCACGATTGACGCGCCACACGTACAACTCTGCCATTCTGATCAAGGGCGGTGCAAACGTAGCTGACAAACATTTCCAAACTCAGAAGTTTATCGCCACCGAGGTGACGGTAGAAGAGCTGAAAGCGCTGGAAGAAAACGCATCGTTTAAACGCCTCATGCAGCGCGGTTTTTTGGGCAAGAACAAGCCGCACGGCGAAAAGCGTGACCTGGCATCCCCGAAGACTGACGCAGAACTGAAAGCAAAAGCGGGCAAGAAAGGCGTAGAAGTTCGACTGAACACCGACACCGACGAGAGCTAAATTATGGATCTGGATATTGCTTCGTTTCGTGCATCATTTCCCGCGCTTGGGCGTGACGATCTCTATCCAGACGCCATGCTGAACGGGAAGATGTTTATCGCCAAATGCTACATTGAAGATAATCAGCTCACGTTTACCGATGAATGCCGGCAGTACGCCTACCAGCTGATGGTGGCGCACTTGCTGTCGATTGCAGCGCTAGTTGCATCAGGTCAACCCGGGCGGCTGGTAACGTCCGCAGCAGAAGGCCCGGTTAACGTGTCCTTTGCTGAGCCACCCAATCGAAGCAACTTTTCGTTCTGGCTTGCGACCACACCCTACGGCAACGAGATTTCAGCCCTGCTATCCATCAACTCAATTGGCGACTACTACGGCAGCACAAACGCCCTTCAAGCATACCGGAGGTTCTGAGTGGCCAAGGTACGGATTGACGCAAGCAACGTGCGCGGCCTTGCAGATAAGCTAAAGGCCGCAACAGAGAAGCTCCAGGTGGGCTGGTTCGAGGGCGCCAAGTACAATGACAATACGCCGGTTGCAGGTGTTGCGGCTCTGAACGAATTTGGCTCAAAGACCGCGCCGGCCAGGCCTTTCTTCCGTCCAGCGATTGCCGATAATCAAGGCAAGTGGGCAGAAATTTACGCGGACAGAGCTAAGCAGTGGATCGGTGGCAGCGGTGATTACCCGGGCGTATTGACAACCGTTGGACTGGTTGCCGAAGCGGATGTAAAAGACGCGATCGTGAGCGGAGACCACCTGGCGCTGTCGCCTGTCACTCTGGCCCTGAGAAGGCTCAGGAACGACGGCGTTCCCATAGGCGGCAAAGTGGTGGGCATGGTTGCATCGGCTGTTGCACAGGGCAAGACGGGCGCGGGCGAGCTGGGCCAACCGTTTTCCAATAAAGACCCATTGCGGGAAACCGGCTACATGATTGCAACCCTAACGCACGAGGTTACATCGTGAGCAACTTTGGATTCAACTTGCTATCGGTTACTCAGTCAGTGATTGGCCAGCAGGTGTACCAATACATCGAATGGCTTGGCGCGGTGACCAACGACCAGGGTTATAACGTTGACTCATTTTCGGACCCTGTTGAACGGAAGGCTGGCATTTACCCGATGAATCGAGAGTCAATCCAGCGCAACGGACTGGACTTCGATAAACAGTACATCCAGATTTACGACACCGAGCTGGTGCGATTGCTGTCAAGTGGTAGCAACGCTGACCGGCTAGTGTTCAATGGCTACTTGTGGCGGGCGCTACCAACGGCAAACGACTGGCAGCCCTCAGGTGGCTGGAACCAAGTAATGGCCGTGAAGCTGGAGCCTTACAATGCTTGATGGTCAGATCGTTGCAGCGCTGATCTCGGAGATCAAAACACAGATTGGCATCTACGGTATTGCATCGGCTGACCTGATCGTATCAAGAAGCAATCAGCCCACAGCTCAAAACGCCAGGCGGGCCCGGTACCAGGTGTTCATCACGCCGGTATCGAATACTCAGATAGGATATGTGCTGCGCTACGTTGATGCAGCCCTGAAGATAAACCACGTTAAACAGAAGAGCTATCAGATAAGCGCATTGGCGGACTTCGACCCGACAGACGCGGCGAGCCTACCCGCGCACGATCTTGTGCAGGTTGTTAACGACATGATCCAGCAACCGGACAGCGTGCGAACTCTCAAGGGCAAGGGCGTTGACGTGCAAGAATGCGGCAACGTTCGACCCTCGTTTGAAGTCAATGAAGGCGATAATTGGGAGTCTCAGCCGAGCTTTGATATTGTTGTCAGCTACAATACCGAGTACACAAAACCGATCCCGTTTGTCACCGATGTTGCGGGGCAGTCATATCGGGTATAATTGCCCGGTACAACCCCAAATTTGAGGAATAATTATGCCAATTTCATCCAATCGCTACGTCGACATTACGTCTGGCGTCGGCGGTGCAGCAGCGGTAGACACTCGTGAGTTAAAGCTCCGGCTTTATACCACCAACGAACTGGTGCCCACCGGCGGTATCGTAAACTTTCGCAACGCAAACGCTGTGCTGGATTACTTTGGCGATAGCGCGGGCGAAGAGTACAAACAGGCCCTGTACTACTTTGGCTTTGTGTCCAAGGTGATCACCCAACCCCAAAACATCCAGTTTGCACGATGGGCAGATAGCGACACCAGCGCTCAGATTTTCGGGTCTAAAGTTGCTGCACTTGATACCCTAAAGACATACACCACCGCAGCGCTTGCCGTTATTATCGGCGGCGTTAGCACAGCTGTGCCGGCACTGGACTTTAGTGCCGCAGCTTCTTACGCGGCTGTTGCAACGATTATTCAGACCGCGATGACAACCGCAGCCGGGCCACTGGCATCAGCGACTGTTTCTTACAACGCCAGCCGCACAGCGTTTGAGTTCGACAGCAACATTGCGGCAGACGGTACGCTGGACATTACCTCCGGCACCGCTGGCCTGTTGGCTGATCTCGGATGGGGTAGCCAGGCTATCATCAGCGACGGCGCGACAGAACAGAGCGTCACAGATGTTGTGTCCGGCTCCACTCAGGTCAACAACAACTACGGCTCGTTCTCGTTTATCGACGAGCTGACCCAGGTGCAAGTCGAAGAAGCCGCGAACTGGAACAACTCTCGGAACGTCGAGTTTCAATTCCATCAGCGCGTTGGCAGTGAGAATGCTCAGGCCTACTTTGACGCGCTTAAGGGTTTCGCCGGCACCGGCGTCACTCTGTACGATTCCGCGAACGGTGATCACCCGTGGCTGCTACCCTGCGCAATCCTTGCCAGCCAGCAATGGGCCAAGCCTGCCGCCAGCGCGAACTACAACTATCAGCGCGATGGCCGGCTAGTCCCGACCGTCAGCACTGACGCCTTGGCAGACACGTACGACGCTATCCGCGTGAACTACTACGGCGTTACGCAAGAAGCCGGCACGCTGCTTGACTTCTACCAGCGCGGCCAGTTGATGGGCGGCCAGAATGCACCGACTGCGATGGGTGTGTATGCCAACGAGCAGTGGTTCAAGGCTGACATTAAAGCCTCGTTCCTGAACATGTTTCTGGCGTTCAACCAGGTTCCGGCAGACGAAACCGGCCAAGCTATCGGCTACAGCTACATTGATGCCGCCATTGCCCGGGGCAAATTTAACGGCGTGATTGCAACCGGCAAACAGCTGACCACCACGCAGATCGGCTTTATCACGCAGATCACGGCAGACGATAACGCATGGCGCGATGTGTCCAGCAAAGGCTGGTGGCGCGTCGTTACTATTGCTCAAGAAACCGACACAGGCGGCGTAACCACGTATTACTTGGATTACACTCTTGTCTACGCCAAGCGCGATTCTGTTGATCGTGTTCAGGGCCGTCACGTACTCATCTAAAGGGGCATAGCTATGACTGATATTTCGCACCTGGGGACGGTCGTCACTATCTCCGCTAGCAATACCACCGCCAACGCGCCGATCCCTTTGACCGCGTTCCCGAAAGACACGGACCCGGTGAGCATCCCGAACGTGACCTTGGGTGCCATGGAGATTGGCACGAACGGCGATCCCATTACCTGGTCAATGGCCACGCCGAAAGAGCTGACGCTGGCCATCATCCCGAACACGCCTGACCATGTGTTCATGCAGCAGCTGGTTCAGCTCAACACTCCGGAGAAGGGCAAGCGCTCGAACAACGACCGCATCACCCTGACACGCGTTATGCCCAACGGCGGAATTCTGCTGTGTGAAGATGGCAAATTGGTAGAGGGTTCACCCGCTGTCAGCCAGTCTTCTAGCGGTAGAATCAATACCGTTACCTATCGGTTTATGTTCGGCAAGATGAGCGAGACGCCGCCGGTGATTGAGCTGGCTCAGTAGCGTTTAGTGTGGTGAGCAGCCCTTCTTTCGAGAGGGGCTTTTTTTGCTTAAAGGTGTTGCAATGATGCCAGTATGCAGCTTATTGGCTACAAAACGCGATGTGAAGAAATGGCCAGTCGTGGCCGGCAGTCGAGCTTGATTTTCACTTTGAAGACGGCGACCGGCCAACTTGTTGCGGTGAGTATCTGGACTAGGCTCCGGCAGCACTGGAACAGGAGCAACAATTATGAAAATACTAACAGCAGCAATCCTGACCCTTACCCTGGCAACCACTGCCCAAGCAGAGATCACACGCGAGGAAATGCTCGAACGATGCAGGCAAGTCAGCAACCTAGCATCGGCAATCATGGAAGAGCGCCAGAGCGGCGTGACCATGCAAGTAATGATGGAGCGACTGAAAGGCAGCGAGTTTTCTATGTCGCTGGTAATGGCCGCATATAAACAGCGTCAGAATATGACTGAAGAACATCAGCAAAAGTCTGTCAATGAATTTGCGAGCCAAGTTTATTTAAAGTGCGCCAAGGAATGGGAATCCCTATAGCCGTGCTACAATAATCCGTCAAGGTTGCCACGTGCATTAAACGGGTACGCACCACCCGGCCTTGGCTCTAACGGTGCAAAACGGTGCAGGAGTTTATTGATGGCATTGATCAAACCCAAGGAAGTCACGCTGAGATCAGACGTTGGCGATCCTGTTGAGAAGACATTCCAGATTGGCCGCTACCCGGCGACCCAGGCTATCGAGATGATCACCCGTGGCGCGGCTCTGTTGCGCGATGCAGTGAAGGGCAACCCCGCAAGCTCTGAGCAGTACTCGAAGTCGTTCCAGAAGCTAGGCAACGACATGTGCAAGTTCGTTGAGGCTCAGATGCCAAACGGTGAGTTTACGCCACTCGGCAGCGATCACATGATCAACGCGCACATCCCAGACGGCGATATGTTCCTGATGTTGATGCGTGAGGTACATGATCATAACTCAAATTTTATGAACACCGGGCGTCTCTTCAAAACGTCCCGGTCATTGCTGGATCAGGCAAAAGCACAGATTACGCAAACATTGAGCCAGTTCTCGGGTTCATCATCTCCGAGCGCCAAGCCACGCTCTCAGACCTCCGCAAAGTCTACGACTACGAAGACGCGCTCGACCTCTACGAAGCGGCAATCGTCCCCAAAATGAACGAGTATCACGCGCATAAGGAGGCGCAGGACAAATCAAGACAGGGACGGTAACACGTCCCTTTTTCATTTCAGCCCGCAACCACGTATAATTCAGCAACACCCACCAGCGCGGACGGGACACCTTGAGCCTTCTCGATACATTCAGCCTACTTTTTGAAACCGACGCCGGTGAAGCTGCCGATGATGTTGGCCGCCTGTCTGATGAGCTGGACGGTGCCGGCGATGCGGGTGGGGCCGCGGCTGCGGGCGTAGACGAATCTTCACAAGCCGCACAGCGTGGCGCTGAATCGTTCAACAGCATGGCAAAGACCGTGGGAGGGCTTGTTGCTGCGTACCTGTCGTTTGGTGCTGTGAGCGCTGCGGTGTTTGGCCAGGCTCTGGCTACAGATCAAGTAGGCAAGTTCTCCGAAACCGTGGGCCTGTCCATCGAGACCGTGGACGCATGGGGCGCGGCTGTCGCCCTAAACGGCGGAAGCGCTGACTCTTTCCGGGGCTCTATTCAATCCCTTAATTCGGCAATGAGTGATATTGCCCTGGGCGGCGGCGGCGACATTGCCGAAGTGCTGGGCCGCCTTGGCGTGTCTGCGCTGGACTCAAGCGGGCGCATCAAGTCTGTTACTGACCTGCTGCCGCAGCTGGCGGACTCGTTCCAGAATTTGAGCAACCGTGAATCCGTAGCGTTTGGCGAAAAACTAGGCCTAGACCAAGGCACGATCCTGCTGTTGCAGCAAGGGCGAGGGGCTGTGGAGGCCATTGTTGAGCAACAGCGCCAGCTTGGCGGCCGCACTAAAGAAGGCTACGAGGCATCTGCAAAATTTAACGACACACTGAACGACACGAAGCGCGTGTTTGTTGGCATGTCTGATACGGCCAACCAAGCGCTCTTGCCTGTTCTAACAAAGATCTTAGAGGGGTTTCAGACAATAACAATCTGGGCCCGTGAGCATGAAGATGTTGTCAAAGGGTTCTTTATTGGGGTCGCCGGGGCCATCGCCGCGTTTTACTTGCCAACGATTTTTGCCGCCGCCGCCGCTACACTCGTTGCGGCCGCTCCATTCCTTTTAATCGCCGCCACGGTTGCCGCAGTGGGCATTGCTTTCGGCCTTCTGTACGAAGACGTTAAAGCATACATAGGCGGGCAAGAGTCGTTTGTAGGATCCCTGGGGGATAAATACGAGTGGTTCGGAAAGCTCCTTGACGCCGTAATAGCTGGCGCAAAGTTCTTATTTCGTGAGTTGTCAGAATTTGCTCAAGAAATGTTTGGCAACCTGGGCAACGGCTTAGAAATAGTAGGCGGGATATTTGAGGCAATATTTTCAGGAATTGGAAATCTATTCGGCGTCTTCGGACTTGATGCAGGCACAGCCACCGAAAACGTAATATCTGCTTTTAGGGTACTGGGCAAGATCATCGGCGAGGTTCTGGGCTTTATTGCCTCGCCGATTGAAACCACAAAAGAACTCTTTGACTCTCTGTTCACTTGGATTGGCGGCCTGCTAGAAGATTTTGGGATAGATTCAGCGGCTGTAACAAAGGAGGTCGCCGCTGCATTTCAGGTTCTTGGGGATATTATTGACAAGATTTTTGGATTTATTGCGTCCCCGATTGAGTCAACGAAAGAGCTTATTGATGACCTGGTTGAGTCAATCCCCGACATGAGCGAATTGTTTGATGATGCGGTAGGCGGGGTTAAGGATTTCTTTTCGTTTGGCAGCAATGATGATGAAATAAATGGATCTGAATCCAACACAAAGAGAATGAATGATCAGGGCCCTGGAACATCTAGCTTTGCTCAGCTCATAAACCAAAGCCAGCAGGCCATGGCCGCATCAGAAACCGCAAACGCCAACCCCATGCTGAGCGGTGCCGGCGGCGCAGGGTCTCGGACATCATTCGTCAGTCAGAGCAACAGCTTCAGCACGACTGTAGACGCGCGCGGCCAAACCCCTGAGCAGGCCCGCGCAATATACGGGGACGAAATGAGCAGAAGCGTAGCAACGGCCAAGGGCCAGCTTGATGATGGAGTAGCTTACTGATGGCCAATTTCCTAGACGACAACAGTTTTGCGCCGGTGACCGCCATACTCGACAGCGGCGGCAATCAGATATTTGAGACAGTGGGCGTGCTCTCATTGTCTGCGGCGTCCAGCAAAGTGTATCCACAACACACACTAGAAAACGGCGTGGCCATTACTGACCATGAGTTCGACCTGCAAGACCGGGTGACGCTGAGGTGTGTCCTGAGCCCTGACGATTACGTGGACGTGTACCAGCGCATCAAAAAAGCGTTCCGCCAGTCTGTGGCTTTTATTATCCAGACCAAAGTAGAGACCTACAGCAATCTCTACATTGAGACATTGCCTCACGAGGAAGACGCAAAGAACACGGTATTGCTGAGCTTGGACTTTGTTCAGCAGCGGTTTCAGTCAGTGCGAATTGATACTTTACCCTCCAGCAGCGTAGCCAACCAGGCAGACTCGGACAGCCAAAACGCGGGCAATAAGCGCCCGAGTGATACCAGGGAAGTGAAAAAAACAACCGTTCTTAACGACCTACTGGGGGGCCTGCTGTGAAAAACATAACCATCCAACCCGTGCCTAATCAAAAATTCACGGTAAACATCGGTGATTATCGGTACGACATAGCGCTGCGGTATATCCAGCCTGGCGTTATGTCTTACGACCTGAGCATTGATGAGGTTCCGGTCATCCAGGGTCAGCGAATAATAGTTGGGCAATTTTTCATGCCGTACCAGTATCAAGAAAAAGACGGGAACTTTTATCTGTATGCGCCCCCCGGTCAGAATCCTGATTATGATCAGCTTGGAAAAAGCCAGTTGCTTTATTATTTAAACGTCGATGAAGTGGCCGAGGTTAGAAATGGCAATTGATCGGCGAATCATCAATCTTGGCATCAGCATAAACGATCAAATCCGATGGTATGGCGGGTTAAATTCGCCGCTGTACATCGAAGCAAAAGGGCGCGGCTTTGCCAACCCAAGCATGGGTGACTGCGATATAACCGTGCTTGGCCTGCAAAAAGACGTGCGCGATTTTATCCTGCAAAACACCAAGCCACTAGAGCCAAACAAAACCCGAATATCGGTAGTGCTGGAAGTGGGCCGGGAAAGCTACGGGACGCACACGCGGTACCGTGGGGACGTGTTCCGTAGCCAGATTATCGGCAAGCCAGACACCGGCCTTCAGTTGACCTGCAAAACGGGGTTCTATAATAAGCGGGCCATCGTCACCCGGTCCGGTAGCGACCTCACCAAGCTGTCCAGCATAGCCCAGTGGGTCGCCAGCGATTGCGGGTACGGGCTTTCTTTTGAGATAGACGATCGGAACATCAAAAGCTATTCGTTCACAGGCTCTGCGCAGTCACAGCTTAATCAGCTGGAAGACCTGGCAGACGCAGAGGTATTTGTTGACGACGATGTGTTGTACGTAACTGATCCCGGAAAACCGGCCAGCGGAAAAGCTGTACGCGTTGTCGACGTATCCAGTGGATTGCTTGAGGCGGGCAGCACAGAATCTGGCGTTCGCGTAACTATGCTTTATGATCCCGTAACCACTATGAAAAGCCAGTTCGATCTTGAGTCCAGCCTAAACCCGTCAATTAATGGCTCGTATGTGGTGTTCAGATCAGACTATCATGTAGCCAACCGAGCAGATCCGTTTTATCTGATCGTTGAAGGGAACCCGATTAAATGATCAACGAAAGCACGCGAAACGATAGCCTTGAGGGGCTTTTAGCAGAGCTTAGCGACAGCATCCTAAAGCGCTGTGAGAAGTCCTTGCCGTGCGTTGTTGTGTCGGTGTCGGCCAATCGTCAGCGCGTCACTGTGAAGCCCCTGATCCGCATCGTTAGCGTGGACGGTACCGACACGAGCCGCAGCGTTATTGAGGGATTGCCGGTGTACCAGGCGGGCGCGGGCAACATCGTTATGTCGTTCCCGGTAAAGGCCGGTGATATCGGATGGATCGACACGGCAGACAGGGACATCAGCCTTTTCTTGCAAACCTACGCAGACTCGCGCCCACCTACGCGCCGCAAACATTCGTTTGGAGATGCCCGGTTTATTCCAGACATGATGACCAATTTCCAGATTGCCGGGGAAGATGCTACGGCGGTGGTGATTCAGGACCGGGCGGGCACGGTTAAGATTGCTCTGGATGCCGATCAGATCAGGATCACCAACCAAGCCGTAAGCATTGTGATTGACGGAAGCACAGTAACCGGCACAGCGCCGGGCGGGTTCTTTTTCAACGGTGCACAGATAACGCCAGACGGCGATTTCGTAACGCCTGCGGGTGCAAGCCTTGAAAGTCATTTCCATGCTCAGGGCATTGACAGCGACAGCAACACGCAGCAAAACACATCCGTTACCGTGCCAACGGAATAGGGGTTAGAAATGCAACGAAGATCAATTAAAGTAGATCCGGTTACCCGGGACATTGTTATTTTGGGTGGCGCCATTCAGATCGTCACGAACATAAATTCAGTTTTGCAAAACTGCGATAATGCAATGCGTCAGCAGCTGGGCGAATTGCAATACGACCAAACAAAAGGAATTGAGTATTTTGGTAACGTTTTTAACGGGACGCCAAATTATCAGCTTTTTCGATTTCAGGCTATCCAGCAGATGGAAGCAGTCGATGGCGTGGTCCGCGTGTTGTCATTCAGCTATACTGCGCAGAACGGATTGCTATCTTACAGCGCAGAAATACAAACCGATTACGGTGTGGGGAACGTAAATGGCAACGTATAGTTACATCACACAAAACGGCACCATCGTTCCCGATACGGCGCAGATTAAAGCCGATGTTGAGCAAGAGTTGATTGATTCCGCCGGCCTGTCAGTTGCGCCAGATCCGTCCAGTGCAGAGGGAAGGCTGATTGATTCTGAGATCACCTCTCGAATATCTGTTGCCAGAAACAACGCTTTGCTGGCCAATCAGCAGAATCCGAACCTTTCAATCGGCACGTTTCTTGATGCGCACTTGGCGCTTATTGGATCAGCCCGTGACGGTGCAGAGCGCTCCACGGTTGATTGTGATTTAACCGGTGTCCCGGGCACGTTGATACCCGCAGGTCAATACGCCGAAGACGACAACAGGGTTTTGTGGGAGCTTGCGTCTACCGTAATCTTGAGCGCGTCAGGATTGGCCACGGCTACATTTCGAGCGCTGGTACCGGGCCCGGTTGACGCCGCTATCGGATCAATCACAAAAATCTCCACAGGCGTCGTGGGCTGGGAGACTATCAACAACCCCGCTGGAGCGGTGCCTGGCAAGTTTCAGCAGGGCGACGCTAGCGCAAGACGACAGCGCCGGTTAGAGCTTGGCGGTAACTCTCGCTCCAACGCCTTCTCAATCCTTGCCGCCGTGAGCGCCGTGGAGAACGTGGCGGGCGTTCGTTTTCTTGAGAATTTCGAGAGCACAGAGCAGGTCATTCAGGGCGTAACGCTCAAGCCACATTCAACATGGGTCGCAGTAGATGGCGGCGTAGATGCGCAGATAGCGGCGGGCTACTTCACATCAAAAACAGGTGGCAGCGGGTTTAACGGCTCGGTAACCGTGAGCTATGTTGAGCCCTCCAGCGGGCAGACAATACCGGTACAGTTTGAGCGGCCAACGGACAAGCCGTTAATTTGCAGAGTGACCGCAAGAGTCGGAACCTCAGTGAGCGGCATTGCCGATATAAAAAGGGCCGCAGTACAGTACGCTAACGGAGAAATAAACGGCGAATTGGGGTTTTACCTCGGCGAAGATTCAAGCCCGTTTGAAGTGGCGGCCGGCGTTAACGCACAGCTTGCGGACGTGTTTATTCTCAAGTGCGAGCTGGCGACAAAGGCAGCGGGCGATACCGCGTACAGTACCGATACGATTGATAACGAGATATACGAGAAAGCGTCATTGTTAGAAGTGGACGTTGAAGTGGTGGCAGTATGACGTATGAATGCACCATTGATTTAGAGAAGGCCCTCGACTGGCAGCGCAGCAAAGCGCCGATTCTAAAGGCCCTGATCAAGAAAAAGCAGGAGTGGTACGAAGCTAACTTTTGCGAGTTCTGGAACAACTGGACAGTGGACGTTTTCAATCTGAACACGGCCAACGAGTTCGGGTTATCGGTCTGGTCAATTATTCTTAACGAGCCTCTGTTCGGCATAACGCAAGCCTCGCCGGCGGATTACCCGTCATGGGGCTTTACAAGCGATGATGAAGTTTTTGGATTCGGGTCATTCGGCACCAACTCGGATGTGGGGTATAATTTCACGATCGAGCAGAAGCGGATATTGCTGAAACTGAAAGCGTATATTTTGCACATGAACGGCACAGTGCCCGGAATCAATGATTCGCTTGCGAGGATATTTGGAGAGGGTGAGGTTCGGTGTCTTGATGGTCTGGATATGAATTTCGTCTATTTCATAAGCTCAACTGAACTTGTCGGGTTTATGCGAGAGATAAAAATACGGGACTTGTTGCCGCGCCCTGCTGCCGTTGCCATTAAATCGGTGTTTGATGAAAACGCGACAGGATGGGGGTTTGGTGAAAACTTTGAAAACTTTAGCAATGGCAACTTTAACGCCGGAGAAATATAAATGACACGATATTTTAAATACCCATTTGCCGAAGGCGGCGACAAAGAAACAGTACCGGATGAAACAGCCGGGACGCTGGTTAGCTATGAGACGGGCTACACGCCCGATTATGAGCTTCCAAAAGACAATCCTTCACGGCGCAACATTGACCGCCAGCCGTACAACGGCGTTTTGAATGATGTCACTGGCAACCTGAAACAGTTGCAAGATTATGGCTATCCTGAGTTTGTGCCTGACAACGGCACCGGATCGCCCTTGAGCTATCAAGTGGGCCGCGTGGTCTGGTATGTTGACGCTTATTACCGGGCGCTCGTGTTGACCAATACCGCGCCGCCTTCTGCGCAGTGGGCCGTGGTCACTGATCTTAGGGCTGCGAGTTCTATTTCTAACGCACCAGCAGGGGGCGTTTCAGCTACTACTGTGCAGGCTGCTGTTAATGAACTGGATTTATCCAAGGCCGCTATCTCTGGGCAGGCGTTTACCGGCAACATATCAGCCCCGAACCTAAGCGGAACGAATACGGGTGATCAAGATTTAAGTGGCAAAGCAGACAAAGCCACAACCTACACCGAGACGGAAGTTGACGGGCTGCTGGACGCCAAAGCCGACCTGTTTACAATTGCTAAAGTCTTCAAAAAATCAAACTCCTCAAATGTTTTATTCACAAAGACAGGCAATTTTACAGCAACCACAAGCCAAGAGTTTTATGCAGAAGTAGGAGGCTCAGTATTAACTATTGCGTCAGGTACAGCTATCACAATGCCAACAGCGACCACGGGCACAGACTATGCGGTATGGCTAAAAACAGATGGTACACTAGAGGCGACTAGTAGCTTT